ATGTAGAAAGCAAGCTTTTACTATTGAATGTAAGGGTATTAATGAGATTGATCATAAAAGTTTGTTAAAAACTATGAAACTCATTAAAAAGGTCACATTGAATAAAAAGACTACAATAAACATATCCGAACCATACCCAGATAGTCAAACTCTTCAAACCGCAGTGGCAAACACTGATGGGTTTTTGGTATGGACTTCCAAAAAAAGCTATTTTATACGCAGTTTGAAAGGTGATATAAACAACCACAATAACATTGAAACATTAGACAAAACAATTATTTTGCGTAATGATGCTCCTTTTATACGCAAAGATTGTTATCTATACCAATACCAACCCCATTTGAGATAATAATGAAAAAAATAGTGTACTTTGATATGGATAATGTGTTAGTCAACTTTGAATACGCATTACAGTTCGTAGATGAAAAAACGTTGAAAGAATATGATGGCCGTTATGATGAAATCCCCGGCCTATTCAAGTTTATGACACCAAACAAAAATGCTATTATGGCATTTCATCGAATCTCTTCCGTTTACGATTCATACATTCTTAGTACCGCTCCTTGGGAAAATAGTAGTGCTTGGTCAGATAAACTACTATGGGTAAAAACATATCTTGGCGAACCTGCAAAAAAGCGTTTGATTCTTTCACATCATAAAAATCTTCTCATGGGAGATTATTTGATTGATGATCGTTTAAAAAATGGAGTAGATAAGTTTACTGGCGAACATATTCATTTCGGAACAGAAAAGTTTCCTGATTGGGATAGTGTAGTGAGGTATCTCTGTGGATAACCCTACATATGATGAATTGGTTAAACAAAATGACGAGTTACGACATCAGATCGAGTGTTATACCATCGAAAAGCAAATGTATTTGAAACAGATAGAGTTGACACTAATAAATCTTTTATTTTGTGCAATTAAGAATCCGTACAATGGATTTCTTGACTCCACTGAGTTTAATGTAGCAATGGAAAATCTAATAACAATATGTATAATGAACAATATTAAATTTGGCATGGAATATGATCCAACTAATGTTTTTATCCACGATGCTACCGAAATATTTGACAATATATCAACACGCATACAAAATAAATCAATAAAAAAATAAACACATAATTCACATAAAGGGACTTTTATGGCAATACTTTTAGATTTCAACCCAACCATCATCTCAGCCGTTAGTGTTGGTGATAGAACATTCGGTGAATCTTTGGATGAAAGTATGATACGTCATTTGACACTAAACATGATGTTATCATATAAAAAACAATTCGCCCACAAATATGGAAAACTTATTATATGTTGTGACACTGGAAACGCATGGCGTAAAGACATATTTCCATATTACAAATATAATCGCAAAAAATCACGTGAAGAATCCCATCTTGATTGGGAAATGATATTTAAATCAATTAGCAATATCCAACAAGAGTTTCGTGACTACATGCCATATCACGTTATTGCAGTTCCTCGTTGTGAAGCAGATGATGTTATTGCCGTTTTAAGTGACTATATATCAAAAAATGAGCCGGTTGGCGAGGGGATGTTTGAGGAAGACCAAGATATTTTGATTATCTCACGTGACAAAGACTTTAAGCAGTTACAAAAAAATAAACACATTGTCCAATGGAACCCTATGGAAAAAAAGTGGATGCGTGAACCAGAACCTGACCGTTTTTTGATTGAACATATTGTCAGAGGTGATTCTGGCGACGGTATACCTAATATGTTGTCTGATTCAGATTCTTTTGTTATTAAAAAGCGACAGAAACCAGTGCGTGAAAGTTTGATTGAATCTGTTTACAATAATGGTGTTTCCGCCGAACATGTAGAAAATTACGAACGTAATAAGAAACTTATTGACTTGAGTTGTATACCGGAAGATTATAAAAAACAAATTATCAATGAATATGTTAATTACAAACCAAAACCAAAAGCAAAATTATTAACATATTTTATAGAAAAGGGTCTTAGAAACTTGTATAACAATGCAAATGATTTCTAAAGGTGTTTAAAAAAAGGTTCCTATATATGTTATGGAAACATGTTTTAGATTATTTTCTAAAACTAAAACAAAGAATTAAAAGGATAAGAAGTATAATGACACAAAATAGAATACCAGAACTTAATCAATATGTTGATGAATATGGCATGCCAATTCCTATTCGTCAATCCACCAGAAACAAAAATCAGCCTAAAAAAGAAGTTGACATGTGGCAACGACTAAAGAATCCTATTGGTACAATATTTTTACCTGAAATACTAAAAGCTATTTGTGATCAAGAGTCAAAAGATGATAAGATCATGATGATTCGTATGTGGTGGCAACGTGAACCAAAAAATGCTGAACTCATGCGTAAGTTTATGGAAGTTTTGTATCACCCAATGGTAAAATTCAATTTTCCGGATACACCACCACCATACATGAAGAATGATTCTAATGATTTCGGGATGGCCCCCAATACATTGTTTAAGGCAATCCGTAAAATAGCATTATTTGCTGAATGCCCAACCAAGATTGCTAATCAAATGAAGCGTGAAAACGCATTGATACAGCAATTGGAAACAATGCATAAGGATGAGGCAGCATTGTTTTGGATGATGATTCAAAAAGAATTAGATCAAGATGTTTATCCCGGTTTAACAGAAGATTTCTTCCGTGAAGCATTTAGCGCAGTTCTACCACCAAAAATTGAGCAACCAACACCACAAAAAGCTGATGTAACACCCCAGAAACAAACACCACAGTCTTTTGAAGATGAATTGGATGATTTTAACGAGTCCTATGGTGAAAACGTTGAAAATATCATCAATGAAGTTACTGAAAAGCGTGGCCCCGGAAGACCACCTAAACCAAAGGTTGATGTTCCAGAAGTTACTGAAAAGCGTGGCCCCGGAAGACCACCTAAGCCTAAAGCGTGATAGGGGCTTGTCATGTATAATCCATATGTCAGAAAAGGCGAATGGTTAGATTGTGATAAATGCGGTAGCCCACACCGCCGCATTTTATCAACAGACCTTGAAAACTATATTACTGCTGATGGTTCTCCTGTTGTTTTAACTGAGGAAGAATCCACACGTTGTTATTCCTGCGAACCGCTAAATTTATTTTTTCTTTTTGAATGTAAATCATGTAATGAATCTTCTATAGTTGGAACTTTATATGGAGACTCAAGGACAAAAATATGCCCCAAATGTGGGTTTGACCACAATGAGTCGAGAAATGTTGGCCCGGCTTTCGTGGAAAGTAGACCAAAATTAGATAGCGATATGAAATATGTTCTAAACCGTATAAAGAAAAACCATTATAATTCAACAATGCCAGATTATTGAGACTATATTATGATATCAGATAATTGTATGAAGTGTATACTTTCTTCCAGAATGTTGCGTGAAGACTGTAGTTTTTTAGAGTATCTACAACAAACATTCAAAAATGTAAAATTTATATTGTGCGACGATGATAAACCGTATTTGCATTTATTCAAAAATGTTGACGAAGCATTTGATCTTGATTTTGACCTTGCATCCGAAATGTTACTAGAATCGGAATACCACGATGCTATGGATTTGAATACCGATGAAAAAGTTTCTATATTATTGAAATCAATCGAGTCATATTTCATTGATAAAGAATGTGATGAACAAAAGAAATACATTTTGTTTTACGGCGGAACCGGAGTTAGAAAAACATTTATGAATGTTAATAACGTTCAAGAAGTATACTACGACTTGGTTAATTATTTTAAAATATTGGAAATAAAATAAAGGAAAATTATGTTTATATTAAAACCACCCAATGAATTGACACAAGACCAAATTGATAGTGGAAACTTAACTATATTTTTGGCTGGTTCTATTGAAATGGGGAAAGCCGAAGATTGGCAATCAGAAGTACAAAACATTCTTAAAAATAGCTCTGTAACTATTTTTAGCCCAAGGCGTGATGATTGGGACAGTTCATGGCCCCAAGACGCTAGTTTTGGCCCGTTTAAGCAACAAGTTACATGGGAATTAGACCATATTGATAAAGCTGACATGATCCTGATGTATTTCGATCCTGATACGAAATCCCCAATAACATTATTGGAATTAGGTATCCTAGCAGCAACCCCTGAAAAGGTATTAGTATGCTGCCCAGAAGGTTATTGGCGTAAAGGAAATGTCGATATTGTTTGTCAACGATATGGCATTGCTCAGCTTGATACTAAAGATGAGTTCTTTGACTTCATTCGTATCCTCGCACAAGAGTTTGGAAACATACCTTCAATAGATATACCCCACCCTGATGAATTAGAACCATCAACATAAAAAGAGCCTAACGGCTCTTTTCTTTATCAAAAAAATCCATATAAATAGTGTTAAACTAATCAACGAGGTTTAACATGGCTAATACTTTAGTTAACGAAGGAAAATACGAATTGATGAAAGGCACTTTCGGTGACATGACAAGTGGCACCACTATAAAGCTGGCTTTAGTCAATAATGCAATAGGTTCAGTAACAGCGACATCAACATATTCAAGTGTTAGTGGTAACATTGTTGCAGGATCAATTGTTTCATTAGGTACGAAAACAGTAACAAATAATATATTTGATGCTGCCGATCCTACTATTACAGGTGTCGCATCGGGTATTTCAGTAAAAGGATATATTGTTTATTTTGATAACGGTTCTATACAACGTTTAATAGGTTACGTTGACACAGGTACAGGTTTACCATTTACAACAAATGGTGGTAATATCACGGTTACATTCAGTGGTAGTGGTATTTTCGCCCTTTAATAAAATTGAGATTGTAAATGGCCGATATAATTATTGATGGCAGTGATGGTTTAATTTTCATTGACAATACAAGTATTTCTAATGTATACGATGTTGTTGATGTATCATTAGAAATACAACCAGATGATATTACCAATTCGAATATAATTTATACTGATAGTGATGTTGGTATAGGATTCTTTGCGACCACCATTAGTAATACGTCAACTGTTTATGGGCCATCTTCAATAGAGTTTACGTTATTTCCTAATGTAATATCGAATACAAATATTGCATATGGCCCGGCAAACACTGATATTCTCAGCAGAAATATATTAGTAGATGATATAGTTAATACCAATACAATATATCAACCTACTATGAACTTCCGCTACAGTGTTGACTTCATCCCAAACACTGCAACAATGTTTGGGGGTGATGATATTATACAGGATATATTTTTCAACCCAGAAGTCATAACAAATGTAAACAAAGTTTATCCATGTATTATTGGTTTTAAAGACATTCCTGTTGTTGGGGTTGAAATTGTTCGTCAAACACAAAACAGAGAAATCACTAAAAATTTCTTGTTTAGCGATTTCTCTTTTGATTTTTTACCACACCCAATTTCAGGCGATATTGCTCGTTTGTATGATGTTAATGCTATAAATCAAAGTCTTGAAAATATAATTTTGACTAAAAAGTTTGAAAGACCATTTGACCATTATAATGTTTCATCACAAATAAGGTCTTTGTTGTTTGCACTATCAGATAACTTGATGTCAATGGAATTGCGCTCGGAAATATTCCAAGTCATTGTCAACCATGAACCAAGAATAAATGTCGTAGATATATTAGTAGAATCTACACCAGAAAGACATGAACTGTATGTGAAAATATTCTATAGAATAAAAACATTTGATAAAATAAACACATTCAATACGTTCATTACAAGAACATAATTTAAAGGATTAAAAATGACTGCCCAAAATTTGCCAACAGTATTGCCTGATTTTGATACATTGAACTCTGGATTCAAAGAATATCTTTCCAAACAGGATGAATACACTGACTACAACTTTAATGGTTCGGCATCATCAACTCTTTTAGATGTGATGTCTTTAAACACAACGTATTTGGCGTTCTTTATGAACCAAGTAGCTAATGAATCACGCCTATACACTGCCATAAAAAGAAGTTCTGTTGTTGATCGTGTTCATGATTTGAGTTATACTGTGAAAACAGCTACTGCTGCCAAAGCAACCCTTCAATACGAGTATATCAAGGATTCAGGTTCGTCTGTATTCACACCATTTTCAATCACTCCAACTTTATCTGCTAATGTTGGAAACTCATTTTATATTTTTACTTCCACCCAAAGCGTAGAAATAAATGAAATAAACGGAAGGTATCTTTCTGAACCATTTGATGTGTATGAAGGTAAACGTTTCACATATACACAATCTATAACAGATGATATTCTTAAAAATGGGTTTATCATTCCAAACTTAAATGTTGATATCACTCAAACAACTATTGACGTAATTAACACAAATAATGTTACAACATCTTATACTTTATTTTCCGATTTAGTTAGTTTAAAACCAACTGACAATGTTTTTTTCTATCACGAAAATGCTGATGGTAGAATCGTATTGAACTTTGGCGATGGTATATTGGGAAGTAAGCCGGAAGTTGGTAGTGTTGCTATCATCAAATATTTGGTTTGTGCAGGAAGCATAGCAAATGGTTTTGATGTGTTTACACCATCAGTTACACCCGTTAACGGAAAATTAAAGGTGTTAGTTGTCAACCCATCCGCAGGCGGGTCGGAGCCAGAAACAATAGAATCAATGAAAAAGATGGCACCGTTAATGTATACTACACAAAACCGTGCCGTCATTGACACAGACTATGTTTCTATTCTTAAAGCGAAATACAACATGGTCGAAGATGCTATTTCATATGGCGGCGATACACTCGACCCCCCGCAATACGGTAAAGTTATTGTTGTAGTGAAACCAAAAAACGGTTTGTTTTTGACAACATATGATAAAAGTAATATTGTTGCTTTCCTAAAAAAGTATAACATGATAACAGTCACCCCAATAATATATGAGCCAGATTACATTTATATTAATTTGCGCATAACAGTGATTTTTGACGGTTCAAAACTATCTGTGTCGGAAGCAGATTTGACTAATAAAGTAAATGATGCTATAAAGAGTTTTGAAAGCAACCAATTGTCATCATTTGATAAAGATTTCCATTATTCTGTATTTTTAAGAACAATTGACTTTTGTGATTCTAGTATTATTGCAAATAGCACTAAGATATTTTTGGAGAAACGCATTAATCCGGTTATTGGTGGCAAAACATTTTTCGACGTTACATTCAACAACCAACTCAACTCCGGTACTATTTCTTCATCCACATTCACATACCAAGGAAATACTAATTGTTTTATTGATGATAGTCAGATGAATGGAGTTTTAGCGATATATCGTTATCAAAATAATGTAAAAACATTGATAGCAAATAATATTGGAACGGTAAATTATGCAGTAGGAAAACTTTCTGTACCAAACATTACCATAGGAAGTTTGGATAATGTTGATAACGCAAACACACAAACAGGTGAGTTATTCTTGTCGATATATGCAACACCATATGACAATGACATTTCAATAACGCAGAGAAACATTGGACAAATAAACACTATTTCTTTGACTTTGAATAGAGTATAAAATGGCAAATAAAAATATAGACACTGTTAGTGGTAAAAATAAAACAATATCTAAATTGGTTCCATACCAATTTTCGATGTATGTGCGTGAAAGATACCCTAATTTTGTGAACTTTGTACAACATTATTACAAATACTTAGAACAAGAAAATAATGTTATAAGTGAAATATACAATCTCCCAGATTCATTTAGTATTGAAAAAACAAAAGATGAGTTTTTGGAGTTTTTTTATCAAGAACTGGCACCAACATTACCAAAGGATATAGTTGCTGATAGAAGAAAACTATTAAAATATATAAAACATTTCTATTTGGCTAAGGGAACAGAATCCTCTATAGAGTTTTTGTTTAGAATAGCATACAATGACATAGCAACTATTAATTATCCGGGTGAGCTTATTCTTCGTTGTTCTGACGGCGAATGGAGCAAAAAGACAATCATAAAAACAACATCAAAAACAGAAATATCTATCGTTGGGAGAAAAGTTTTTGGTATCATATCCGGGGCAGTTGCTATTGTGGATAAAGTTACCAGTTCAAATATTGGTGATTTTACATATGATATAATTGAACTGTCTAACATGTCCGGTGTTTTCTTGAACAATGAAGTCATTGAAACTAGAGATAATCTGCAAAAATATTCATCAATACTAAGTGGAAATGTTTGGAAGGTTGAAGTACAAACAGATGGTAATGGTGATGTCATATCAGGTTCAGGGTATAGTATTGGTGAGGTTATCCCCGTCGGAGAAAGTTCATTTGAAAATGCTATTATAAAAGTTAATAGCATAGACGATAATGGCGGTATAAAAAC